AGCGTACCAGACTTTCTACACTACAAGTTGCTGAGGTGGTAAAGGAGTGTATTGACGGTAAGTACGAACCAGGTGATAATATTATTATTCGTAAAAAAGGTTTTACTAAACTTAAGCGTGTTGATAAGGGTCAACCTTGGAAGAAGTACCTTAACGTACAACCACTAGGCGCACCTAAGCTAATCTAATGAAAATTATTTGTCATCGAGGCAATACATTTGGACCTGATCCAGATAATGAAAATAAACCTGAGGTAATTGATTATTGTATTAATCAAGGGCACGATATAGAAATTGATCTCTGGGTTCATAATAACGATCTTTATCTTGGGCATGATGAACCGACATATCCCGTTCCTATGGATTATCTTATATCAATGAAGACAAGATTATGGATACATTGTAAGAACCTCCAAGCAAGTACAGAGTTGTATAGGTACAGAGGCTTTAATTATTTCTTTCATGATAAAGATGATTATACTTTGACTTCTCAAGGAAATGTTTGGACTTACCCTAAGCCTCAAAACGTATTTTCCTATAATCAAGTTCTTTTAGATTTTTATCCGAATGTAGATTTTGAAAAATATAAACTATTAGGTATACACGGGGTATGCGTTGATTATGTCTAAAATATCTATTTGTTGCCCTGTATACACAATGAAAAATAAAACTGCTGAGAGATTCTTAGTAGAATATCTTTCGCATCTGATGTATCAGACGTTTAAAGACTTTGACGTTGTAATATCTGATCAAAGTGAAGGGGATAACCTTAAAACCATTTGCGATACATTTTTGCACGTTCTGGATATTAAGTATATTAAAAATACCAGTAATAAAAAGAATGCTGCCAATAATGTAAACAATGCAGTCAAGCATGCTACAGGGGAGATAATTAAATTACTCTACATGGATGATTACTTCGTAGATCAGGATGCATTACTTAAAATCTCTAATGCATTTGATAATAACCCAGACGGTAAATGGTTTATATCCGGGTTCACTCACAGTAATGAAGACCGGACCCAGTTCTTTGATACCAGACACCCCTGGTACGAAAACAAATATGTCAATGGAGATAATACCACAGGTAACCCATCTAATTATGCAGTTAGAAACAACTGTGCTTTAGAGATGGACGATGACTTGCTTTGGATCGTAGACGGGGAATACTTTTACCGGTCTTACTTTTACCACGGTGACCCAATTAAACTAGATGACGTTTTGGTCTGTTTTAGGGAACATGGTTCCTCTGCTTTCCGGGATCCAAAATTTCAAGAATTAGATGCAAGAGAGCGACAATATTGTATTGACAAATATAATGGTACAATGCCAACGAAAGAAGTAGCACTGAACTGGAAATGATACTATAATATGTAATTATGAGGACTACATTATGAAAATTGGAAGTGAAACTATTGCGTTGTTGAAGAACTTTGCATCTATTAATACGAACATCGTATTTAAAGAGGGTGATGCTGTAAGTACTATCTCTAATGCTAAGAATATCTTTGCTAAAGCTACTATTAAAGAAACTATACCTAAAGAGTTTGCAATTTACGATCTGAACTCTCTTCTGGCTATGTGGACGTTAACTGATAGTCAGGAGATTGAGTTCGGTGATAAGTGTATTGGTATTACGAGCCCGGCAGGTAAGTTTGAGTATTATTATTCGAATCCGGAGATTGTAACTGCCGCACCTACTAACGAAATTGAACACGTAGATGTGTATAAGTTCAAAGTGACTGCCGAAGACATTCAGATGATTATGAAAGCGGCCGCTATCACCGGTGCTCCTACTGTATCTGTAACTTGCAAGAATCAAGCTGTAATGTTATCTGTAAGTGATCGTAAAAACGATACTGCATCTAACTTTAAAAAGAGTCTTGGTACATCCTTTGATGACTTTGACGTTTTTATTGCAGTAGAGAATTTAAAAGTTATTCCTGATGCATACGATATTACTGTAGCTAAGACTCCTAACGGTAAAGCTAAATTCCTTCACTTTAAGCATGAATCAAGACAACTCCAGTACTGGATTGCAGCCGAGCCTGGTTCAGTAGTTTAAGGGGTAGGGTATGACAGAGCATTTTATCTGGGTTGAGAAGTATCGCCCTAGGAAGATAGACGATTGTATTCTACCTGAGTCTCAAAAAGAGTACTTTAAGCAGATGGTTGCTAAAGGTGAGATTCAGAATATGTTATTATGCGGTACTGCTGGTACTGGTAAGACTACTGTTGCAAGGGCCCTGTGTGAGGAACTTAAAACCGACTATATGATCATTAACGGATCAGAAGAGTCTGGTATCGATGTCTTGCGTACAAAGATTAAGCAATTTGCATCTACTGTCTCGTTTACAGGTAATACAAAAGTAGTTATCCTCGATGAGGCCGATTACCTTAATCCTAATTCTACTCAGCCTGCCTTGCGTGGCTTTATCGAAGAGTTTGCAGGTAACTGTCGATTCATTCTAACGTGTAATTTTAAAAATCGTATCATACCACCTTTGCATTCAAGGTGTGCTGTAATTGAGTTTAAGATTCCTAATGCTAGTAAGCCAACTATTGCTACAGATTTCTTTAAACGTGTATGCAGTATATTGGATCAGGAACTTATACCTTTTGATCCCAAGGTAATTGCTAAAGTAGTACAAAAGCACTTCCCTGACTTCCGTAGAACGTTAAACGAACTCCAGCGCTACTCTCAATCGGGTTCTATTGATGAAGGTATTCTTGTTAGTGTGAGTGAAGCTAATATGAAAGACCTGGTCGATGCTATTAAAGATAAAGACTGGAAGAAGATGAGGGGTTGGGTCGTTAATAATTTAGATAATGATCCTGTATCGCTATTTCGTAAGATTTACGATACATTAATACCTATGACTAATCAAGTACCTCAATTAGTATTGACTATCGCTGACTACCAGTATAAGTCTGCGTTTGTTGCAGATCAAGAAATTAATCTGGTTGCATGCTTAACTGAAATTATGGCATCGGTTGAACTTAAATGAACGAATTTTTAAAACCTACGTTTGAATGGATAAAAGATGATTGGAATTCTCATCCTGTACGCTTTGGTATCGAGTTGCTTGCTTGGGGCATTAGTATTGGTTGTAGTATCACTATGGCCGCTACAGTCCCTACTCCACCGCTTCTTGTTTTGTATCCTATTTGGATCGCTGGCTGCGCTTTGTATGCTTGGGCTGCTTACACTAGGAAATCATTTGGAATGCTCGCCAACTATCTATTACTCACCACAATCGACACAGTCGGTTTAATTAGGATGGTGTTCTGATGTTCGGGGAACCTAAAGTTGAGATAGTAGTTGAGCCTTACAAGGCGCCTGCTATTTCACCTTTCGATTTTATAAATGCAATCACCTATAATAAGAACGATCTTATGGTAGATGACTGGGCTGAAAAGCAATATGTTCCATATATCGTAAATAAAGGACTTTCGTACGGCGCTGATACCGTAATCCAGGCAAATGAGATGAATTCTAGGCCTCATTTAGATAAAAAACTCCAATTCCAATTTCTAATAAATAACATTAGGCCTAAGAAACGCTATAACAAGTGGATCAAAGCTGATAAGATTGAATCGATAGAAGTAATTAAACAATACTATGGTTATAGCACAGATAAAGCCCGCCAGGTACTTCCCCTTCTAGATCAATCTCAAATTGACCTGATAAAACAAAAATTAGAAAAAGGTGGAATTAATAATGTCAAACGAGTACTTCAAGATTGACTTGCCTGGATATGCGCCCCTAGAAGTCCTACTTATTCAACCAGATGATTTTCTAAAAGTAAGAGAAACGTTAACAAGAATTGGCGTTGCATCACGTAAAGATAAGATTCTTTATCAATCCTGCCACATCCTACATAAACAAGGAAAATACTACATCGTTCACTTTAAAGAGCTCTTTGCCTTAGATGGGAAGCAGGCTGATTTATCAGATAACGATTTAGAACGTAGAAATACAATTGCCAAGCTCCTATCCGATTGGGGTCTGGTTAAGATTATAGATAATACAAAATTTACCGAGCTTGCACCTTTATCGCAGATTAAAGTAATTGCACATAAAGATAAGTACGAATGGGATCTACAAACCAAATATAATATTGGTAAAAAAAGAGTAGATTCTGACGAGTAAAAGCATATATAATATTATATCCCCGGGATGGGAACGTTACAGGCTCTTCTACCTTAGGAGCGTCTAAAGCCGGTGCAACGATAAGGCACCCCAGTAGTCGGTAAGCTGGATCAATGATACGCCTTCGGGGTATCGAATTTTAAACTCGCTTAATAGGAGAAACTATATGTTCTACGCAAACATGGCTATCGATTCAATTCAAAACGCCAAAATTACCTTCCTCAAACAAACAGTGCAGGAAGAATCCCTTCAAAAACCTTTAGTTGATTTCGTCGAGGCACAACGTGTCTTTACAAAGCAAATTGCTAAGTCTGCAAATGATGTAATTAACATTGCTTCAGAAACATTTGCTAATGCAATTACAGGTACCGCAAAAAAGGGAGCTTAATATGACATTACTAACTACATTTGGTCCTGGCTTTAAAGACATGGATAAGTTCTTTGTTGGTTTTGATGATCAGTTCACACGTCTTGCTAAAATGCATGACGACATGACAAAAAACATTCCTAACTATCCTCCTTACAACATTAAAAAGACAGGTGACAATACTTACGTTGTTGAAGTAGCTGTTGCTGGTTTTGCTAGACAAGATATCGAGATCGAACTTGTTGACGGTAAGATGTTAATTAAGGGTAATGTTCAATCAAACGAAGCCGAAGATAACTTCCTGTTCAAGGGAATTGCCAATCGTGCCTTTACACGTACGTTTGCACTCGATGATCAAATCGAAGTTCAAAATGCTGAAATGTTCAATGGTATGCTTAAAGTATTTTTAGAGCGTATTATTCCTGAGCATAAAAAGCCAAAGAAGATCGAAGTTAAAGATACTTCTGAAGCTAAACCTAAAAAAACTAAACCCCAACTACTTACAGAAGATCCACAAGATCGCGATCTGTAAGACTAAGCCCCTTCGGGGGCTTTTTTTAATTTGTTCACAAGACAAGGAAAAGATATGTTTAAAAAATTACTAAATATTATTATCGAAACTAAAAAAGCATTAGCTAAAAGACATTTGAACCGCTTTAGAGGATCATGATTATACTATCACTAATACCTGTCAGAAGAAAAAACTGGGTTATAAAAGCCAGTGTTTTTGATGATCAGATATTAGTGTTTTTTCACAACCCGTTAACACTTGCATATTTCTTTAAAATATTTTATAATGAAGAATGTGCTTATAAATTTATAGAAGAGATTGTTGTAACATGATTAAAATTGTAAAATTGATTACCGGTGAAGAGTTGATTGCAGATGTAACGGGGGGTGATATTACCTTGACATTAAGTAAACCATGTGTCTTACAGGTAGTACCTTCGCGTCAGAATCCAGATCAGCCTATGATGGGTATGTTCCCCTATGCTCCGTATACAGAGGATCATTCTATTGACGTAGATGTAGATAAAATTATCTGGGATGCAAAACCGGTCAAAGAACTTTATAATCAATATAATTCAGCATTCGGTTCAGGTATTCAACTGGCCGGTCTATAATGTTTCACGTCATAATGCAAAATATTATGAAAGAACAAAAGAAAACTCAACCCGTAACTCTTGTAAATCCGATTAACTTGGAGGAATGGTTATGTGAGGACTATACTGATATTCGTTTAATTGACGGTGTTGAGTATATTAAGGTGCGTAAACCTCATATGAGACATTCTGTATCTATGCGTAAAGAGGCGTTACGTAAGAAGTAACAGTTGCAAGTAACACGAGATAAATATATAATTGACTCATTAACAAGGAAAAGTCATGAAAAAGTTTCTCGTAGTATTGTTACTTTTAGTCTCAGCTAGTGCCTTTGCGCAATATCGTCATTATGGCCATCACGGTCATTACGGTCATCGACCTAGCAGTGGTAACTGGGTTGCCCCTCTTATTGGTGGGGTAATTGTCGGGGCTATCTTAACTGATGCTGCTCGCGCTAACCAACCAGCACCGCAACCACCAATTATTATTCAACAACCATTTCCTCAAACCAGTACATACAATTGTTTGGTTCAAGTATACGATCCCATTACTCGTATTATTAAAAACGAAGTAATGCTTTGTGTTAACCAATAACACACCTGTAGCTCAACGGTTAGAGCAGGGGACTCATAATCCCTTGGCTAGGGGTTCGAGTCCCTTCGGGTGTACCATATTATGAAAACTTATACTGCTGAAATTTTAGACGCCGAAGATGGTTCCGGGGACGGTATCCTTCAACTACCAGAAGACTTCTGTAAAGAAGATGACTGGCGTGAAGGTGATCGTATCCATATGGAAGTAGTTGGTGAAACTGTTAAGTTAACAAATTTAGATAGGAATAGACGTGAAGGTATATTTGAGCAAATACCGCTACCATTGGATTAGTCCATATACGGTACTGGAAAAAGTCTTTTTCTGGCGTGAGATTGATTACGACGAACCTATTATTGATAAATGGTCGGACCGTCTAACACCTATTTGTCAAGGTATTCAAAAAGTTCTTGACTTCATTCATCCTAAGATTAATTACGTTAAAATAGATCGATGGGATACGTGGAGTATGGATTATACTCTTTCTCATATTATTGTTCCGATGCTTAAACAGCTCAAAGAGACTAAGCACGGATCCCCTTTTGTAGATGATGAAGATGTACCAGAAGAACTAAAGAGCACATCTGCACCACCAAAGGAAAATGATTGGGATACAGATGAAAATCATTTTAAACGTTGGGACTGGGCTCTTAATGAAATGATCTGGGCGTTTGAACAAAATTTAGATGATAAGAGTGAAGAAAAGTTCTTTGATCATGCCGAGTGGGATGAGAAAGAAAAAGACTTTAATAAGAATCTCCATAAAATTAAAATAGATCAACCAGGGCTTAAAGCCCATCAAGATCGTAAAGCAAACGGGTTCCGTTTATTCGGTAAATACTATCAGGGGTTGTGGGATTGAGTATTTTAGTTATTACGCCCACTATAGGGTCACCAGAATTAGCTGATGCTGTACACTCAGTACTAAATCAAACAAATAAAGAGGTAGAGCACCTTTTAGTAGTAGACGGTGTTCAGTTTTCATCTAGAGTAAACGAGGTATTAAACGATGCAAGAATCATTACAGGTGGAAAAGTTAAACGACTGGACTTACCGTTTAACACCGGTGGGGGCGGCTTTTACGGGCACCGAATCATGGCTGGGATTGGCCATCTTATCAATCACGATTATGTTCTCTTCTTAGACCAAGATAATTGGTTTGAACCTGATCATATAGACTCCTTAATAAATACTATTGAAAGTAAGAGGCTTGATTGGGCTTATTCACTCAGGCAAATTTTTGATAAAGATAAAAATTATATTACAGTTGATAACTGTGAATCATTAGGTAGGTGGCCTGCATGGGTAAATAAAGATGCTTATCTAATAGATACCAGTTCATATTGTTTTAAGACAACTTTCTATCGACAAGTATGTCACATCTGGGATTACGGGTGGGGCGGAGATAGAAGATTTTATACTATTTTAAAAGACCATATTAAGCATGACAATTATGCATGCTCTGGTAAATACACACTTAACTACAGGCTAGGGGGTAACGATGGCTCAGTTCAAGCCGAATTCTTCATTGACGGGAACAGCAAGCAAGCGGAAGTTTATCCCGGCGGTTTTCCCTGGAACTTGTAGACCGATAACGCAGGGTAGCTCAGTAGAAGAGCGCTGGACTCATAATCCAGAGGTCGTAGGTGCGACTCCTTCCCCTGCACCCTTTATTATTATACCTCATAATATTATACTGGGGTATAACTGATGAGAGCGATAATACTCGCTGCATTACTATTTGCTTGTAATGCATTTGCGGTTAACATTACTGCACAAAGTTGGCTTGAGACCGATGATCAGGGTAACTTGATTGAGGGGTATAATATTACCGAGGTTCGTTCTATTGCAAGTATTACCAAGTTAATGACTGTAATGGCTGTTATTGATAATAATCAAAACATGCAACAGAAGCTTGGTAAGTATACAAGAGAGCAACACATTCAACTGGCCTTAGTAAAATCAGATAATAACTCGGCTAAAGTGTTATGTGATAATTTTCCAGGCGGTCGTTTTGAATGTATTCGCTACATGAACGAAAAAGCAAACTACCTGGGGATGTTGAGGACTAAGTTTGTAGAGCCAACCGGTCTAAGTCCAATGAATATCAGTACTGCGTTAGACTTACTTAGATTGGTATTTGAGGCAAGTCATTATTCAGAAATAACTCAAGCCAGTCGTACAGCTGTACTTACAATTAAAACTGGTAAGCAATCTCAATCATTTAATAACACCAACCCTATCGTTGGTAAGCGTCATAGTTTTATTGTTAGTAAGACCGGAACAACAAATGCAGCCGGGGGCTGCATTGTGATGATGTTAGATACGGATGTTGGTCGCCGTATCGTTATTGTACTTGGAAGTAAAAACGGCAAGGTACGAATACCTGAAGCCGAGTTTATTGTATCACAGAGTTAACGGTAACCAGAGCCATATTCCTTGGCTCATTAGTAACGCAGACAAAGCACCAACTACTATACTTGCCAAATACAATGCAGGTGCAACAGCTAAGATACTAGCTGATAGTAGAACAATTGAAATCTGAAAACCTGAACCAGCAAATGTCATCCAGGGACCAGATTTACGAACTTGATCGCGCTCGGCTTCTAATGCTCGTGCTTTAGCCATTAATTCCTTCTTACCTTCACCAGTAGCTGGTTCAGATTCGTAACGATTAATCTTAGCAGTTAATTTGTCTGCTTTATCAAATTGTTTTCTTTCTACCGCGTCATCTCTCGCCATTTCAGCCAGAGTCTGCTTAATAGACTTAGCCTGATAGAAAGCCCAGGTATCGTTTGCTTTAATAGTATTGTTTAATACCTTAGAACTATTGCCAGAAGCAATATAGGTATTAATGGCCAGAAGTGCAGCAAGTACGGTAATAAGCC